CTCAAGGAGGAACCAGCAGCAGTTGTTGGAACTGGAACAACTTTTACAACTGAATTAGCTGTAGATGATAGAGTAAAAATTAATAGTATTAAATACAGAGTTTTATCTATTACAGATAATACAAATTTAACATTAGATATTGATGTAGTATCTACTGCTAGTAGTCAATCTATTTATAGAAGTGGAATGATAGCTAGTGAATTATCAAGTGCTACAGCAATTGTAAGAACTAATCAAACTAATAATCAGTTTGCTAAATATGAATCAAAAGGTGCTTATGGAACCTTATATATTGTTGATGATGTTAATAAAATAGCTGAATTTCAAATTACTAAATCAGGTGCTGTATATAGTTATTATTTTGAAGAATTAGATAGGTCAGCTCCAGTTAATCCTTCAAGAGCTACTATTTTTTCAGAACGATTAGTAGTAGCAGGACAATCTGTATCAACAAGTACTGTTGCTTATAGTGGTCGTTTAAAACCTTATGATTTTGAAGCTACTGGTTCAGGAACAATTGATGTTGGAGATATTATTGTAGGTATTAAAGTCTTCAGAAATACTCTTATTATTTTTTGTAAAAACAGTATATTTGAGTTGACAAGCCTTGATTCTGACCCTATACTTAAATCTATAACCAAAAATATAGGTTGTATAGATGGAAATACAATTCAGGAAATAGGTGGAGATTTAATTTTTCTAGCACCTGATGGTTTAAGAACAGTTGCTGGAACAGCTAGAATTGGTGATATTGAAATTGGTTCTATTAGTAGAAAAATTTTACCAAGAATAAATGAAATATTAGATAATATTGCTGACTATACTCTTTCTAGTATGGTTATTCGAGAAAGAAGTCAATACAGATTATTTTACTTTCAATCAGGTCAAGCTAATTCAGGTCAAAGTGGAATCATAGGAACATTTAAATTTGATGAACAAGGAATTCCTGCTTTTGAATGGAGTGAATCAAAAGGATTAGTAGTTAAAGTTTGTACTTCAGATTTAAATACTTCTAATGAAGAAGTTAAATTTAGTGCAGATGAAACTGGTTTTGTTTATTTGCATGATAGTGGAGACAATTTTAATGGTTCCAATATTGATGCAAGATTTCAAACACCAGATATGGACTATGGTGATAATGGTTTAAGAAAAAGTCTTTATGCTGTTAAAGCAAATATTAAACCAGAAGGAGTACAAGACGATTTAAAATTAAGAATTAGATATGATTTTGAATCTTCAGATGTTCCCCAACCTGGTGTATTTAATGTTGGTAATTTAGCAGCTACATCTTTATTTGGAAGTGCTGTATATGGAACAGGAACTTATGGTGCAGTAACTTTACCAAGTAAAAGAATGTTAGTAATAGGAAGTGGTTTTTCAAATAGTTTTAGATTTTATAGTAATGATACGAATGCTGCATATGCAGTTAATGGATTATTTGTATCGTTCATAGCAGGAGGAAGAAGATAATATGGCAGGTTATGTACGACAAAGTTCAGCCGAAATAGCTGATGCTCTTACAATTGAAGCTGTTGATTTAAATAATGAATTTAATGATTTAGTAGCAGCTTTTAGTAATACTTCAGGACATAAACATGATGGCACAGCAGCCGAAGGTCCTGTTATTGCTATACTTGGAGATGAAGGTGTAGCTACTCCATTAAATAAAATTTTAATTGATACTACAAATAAACATTTAGAATTTTATACAGATGTAAGTTCTGCTGCAGTTCAACAATTAAGAATTCAAGATGGAGCAATCGTTCCAATTTTAACTAATGATATAGATGTAGGTACAACTGCTTTAGAATTTAAAGATGCATTTTTTGATGGTACTGTAAATTTAGATACTTTAGTTATTGGTTCTTCAACTGGTGTTACATCTGTTGATACAGATTTAACTTCTGCTTCATCAAGTGATGATACTTTAGCTTCTGCTAAAGCAATTAAAACTTATGTAGATTCAGTACCTGTCGGAGACCTTACTGCTATTGTAGCAGGAACTGGTTTAACTGGAACATCTTTATCAGGACCAATACCAACTTTAAATGTAATTGGTGGAAATGGTATAACTGCTAATGCTGATGCATTAGTAATTGACACAACAGTAACAGTTGATAAAACAACAGCACAAATTTTATCATCTAAAACATTAACTAGTCCAGTTTTAAATGGTACCCTTAGTGGTACAGCATTTTTAGATGACGATACTTTAGCGGATGATTCTGCTATAGCAGTTGCATCTCAACAATCTATTAAAGCTTATGTTGATGCACAATCACATTCTACTGTTACAGCAGATAGTGTTACTACATTTACAAATAAAACAATAGATGAAGATGCTACTGGTAACTCAATTACAAATTTAGCTAATGCAAGTATTAAAGCTGCAGCAGCTATTGATGCAACAAAGATTGCAAATGGAACTGTTACAAATGCAGAGTTTCAATATATAAATAGTTTAAGTTCAAATGCTCAAAGTCAAATAGATTTAAAAGCAGCTTTAGCTTCTCCAGCTTTAACTGGAGACCCTACAGCTCCTACACAATCAGCAAGTGATAACTCAACTAAACTTGCAACAACAGCTTATGTTGATGGTCAAGTTGCAACAGAAAATGAATTATCAGAATTAAATGATGTAACGATTGCAGGTATTGCAGATGCTAATTATTTAATATATGATAATGCTGCAAGTGTTTGGAAAAATAAAGCGATAAGTGGTGCTTTTACTTCTGATAATTTAGGAGTAACAACTTTATCTGCTTTAATAGATGCTATAAAAATAGCAGATGGAACTGTAACAAATACAGAATTCCAATATATTAATACTTTGAGTTCTAATGCACAGACTCAAATAGATACAAAAGCTACTGCAGGTTTTGCTGTGGCTATGGCGATTGCTTTATAATGGTTTACATTATGGCAAAAATATGGTATAATTAGGATAATAAATGGCTCAAAATTTTCAAAGAACATTAAAACGAAATATATCAAATAGCTCTGGTTCTGCTACAGAATTACGAGCAGCTACTACAACAAATGATGCAATCATAGGTGTTAGATGTACTAATACTTCTGGTGCATCTGTAGACATTACTGTTATGGTAGTTAATAGTGCAACTGATTATCACATTATTAAATCAGCTCCCATCCCTACAGGTGGAAGTTTAGAATTAATTGATGGTGGTTCAAAAGTTGTATTACAAACTGGAGATTCAGTTGAAGCTTATGCTTCAGTAGCTTCTGCAGTTGATATTATTTTAAGTGTTGTTGATTCAATTAGTACATAATATTAAGGATAATATAAATGGCATATGTTGGTGCAACTCCTGCACGAAAAGCTTTAACTTCAAGTGATATTTCTGATGGTATAATTACTGCTGGAAAAATTGCAACTGATGCAGTTGAAACTGCAAAGGTTAAAGATTTAAATGTTTCTACAGGAAAGTTAGCTGCTGATGCAGTTACTAATGCTAAAACAGAATTTACACCTGGATTAGAAATCAAAGGTGATGGTGCAAGTGCTGCTGGTAAGTTAACTTTAAATTGTGAACAAAATACTCATGCAGTACATATTGAAAGTCCTGCTCATTCAGCAGGAGCTGGATATACTTTAACACTCCCTACAGGAGTTGGAACTGATGGACAAGTTTTATCAACAGATGGAACATCATCAAATCAATTATCTTGGATAGATGCAGTAGAAGCAAAACCTACTGTAACTGCAGTAAGTGCAATCATACCTCCAAGTATAGCAACAAGTGTAACTATTACAGGAACAAATTTTGCAAGTGATTCTACTCATGTACCAATTGTAGAAGCAGTAAGTTCAACAAATGCATATACAAGAGCTTCAGTAGTTTCTTGGGCAAGTTCAACTTCTATCTCGGCAACCTTCGATTTACCTCTTGGAGATTACCGAGTTAGAGTTGAGAATCCAGATGGTAATGCTGGAATGTCAGCTACCGCAATTTTACAATCAAGTTCAGCTCCTGTTTGGACAACTGCCGCAGGTTCTTTAGGAACTTTTGCAGCAGAAGCAGCTATATCAGTAACAGTTGTAGCAACATCTGATAGTGATGTAGATTATACAAGTAATGTAGGGTCAGGTGGAACTTTACCAGGCGGTGTTACTTTAACTGGAGAAACAGGAGTAATAGCTGGAACTGAAACTGGAAGTTCAGCAACAACTACTTATACTTTTGAAATAACTCCAGAAGATGCTGAAGGACAAACTGGAGCAGCAAGAGAATTTACAATAACAATTTCTCATGGCTCAACAGGTGGAGGACAATTTAATTAGGATTTTATTATGGCAAACGGAACTGCAAAAATAACAAGAACTTTTGGTACACCTACTGATAGAGATAAATGGACTTTCTCTGCGTGGGTAAAATTAAATATGTCTCAAGAACAAGGATTATTTTGGGGTTGGGATGATGCAAGTAATTATACTAATATTGAGTTTGGTACAACAGGTAAATTAACATTATACAATCACGAAAGTGGAAGTGCTGCAGGACAATTAACAACAAATAGATTGTTCAGAGATTTTTCAGCATGGTATCACATAGTTATAGTGTGGGACA